CGAACGCTGCGAATAAAGTTGCATTTACTAATCGGGACAGTACTGACGACACAGACTACATTGCTTTCGTGGATGGTCACGCCGCTGAAGACAAGGCACTCTTCACAGATCAAAACCTGACATATAATTCATCTACAGGTCAGATTGGTGCTAACATCTCAGGTAACGCGACCTATGCGAACTCCGCGGGTTCCGCCACCAATGCGAACTATGCGGGTTCCACGGCCTATGCGACCTCCGCAGGTTCCGCCACCAATGCGACTTTTGCGACCAATGCGGGGGGTGTTAGTGTAACTACCAGTCAAACAAAATTTGGATTAAACGCGGGTCAGACCTCTCAAGGCCCCGACTCTGTCGCTATAGGGAAGGAAGCGGGTCGGTACAATCAAGGCTCCTGGGCCACCGCTTTGGGGTACCAAGCGGGTTACGCCAATCAAGGCAATTACGGCGCCATCGCTCTAGGGTACAAAGCGGGTTACTGCAATCAAGACCAATTCAGCGCGGCTGTGGGGCGCCAGGCGGGTAGCAACAATCAAGGCAGCCACTCCGTCGCTGTGGGGATCGAATCGGGTCAGTCCAATCAAGGCGACTTTTCCACCGCTGTGGGGTCCAGGGCGGGTCGGTACAATCAAGGCTATCAGTGCGTAGCCATCGGCAACGCCGCGGGGGAGTACAATCAACCGTGGGGTTCAATTGCAGTTGGCGGCATGCGCTTCGCCTCCGGTAATCAGTACGTCATCTATAATAACAGCACCGGTGAGTTGTCCAGAGGTAACAACTACTCAGATGATCGTCTCAAATACAACGAGAAGGTCATTACGGGTGCCATACAGTCCCTGTTCAAATTGAGACCCGAAGAGTATGATAAAAAACCGTCACTCAAGCCGACACACGCGGGACAAAATTGGGCGCATGAATCGGGTCTCATCGCCCAAGAAATCTACTACAGTGCCCCCGAGTTTAGGCACATCGTCCAAGTTCCACAAACGGCTGGGGATGTTGAAAAATATACACCTCCACCCAGCGATGATCCAAACCAAGATCCAGACTATTCAGTGTGGGGTGAGGAGTCCCCATCAGTCAAATATGAACAGTTCGTGCCGTACCTCATTAAGGGTGTTCAAGAGATCGTCACGGAACTCCCTCGGTCCAAGACCACTGTCTCGAATGCGTGGGGACAAAACATCGTGGGTCTCGTCGTGAGTGCGAATGCCAATGCCCACAAGACGAACACGACACCCATCGTCGCCCTCTCGAATGTCTACATGGACAAGAAATGGTACGGGGTTGTGTCCGAGAAGAAGACCGACACGAACGATTACGATACCCTCGTGGATACGAAGGGTGACACCCAAATTTGGGTGACAGACATAGGTGGTCCCCTTGAATCCGGAGACCTCGTGACCACCTCAAATGTGGCACCCGGCTACACACAAAAGCAGGGTGACGACCTTCTCCGAAGCTCCACCGTCGCCAAGGTGACCCAAGACTGTGATTTCACAGAGCCCGCACAGCGACCTATCCGTGTACCCAAGAGGGAACTCTCGAATGTGACATACTACTTGAGAGTGACTGAACAAGATATTAACCTCGATGCGTACGAAAAATTATTTGACACACAACGAAAGATTAAAACGACACCCGTCTATGTAAAGGAAGTCGGTGAGAATGAAGGAGGTGAAGAACAGTTCTTCCACGGAGAAACCCAAGTGAGTGAAGAAAAATACAAAACGCTTCCAGAAGATGAGAGATCCAAGAAATTGATCGTTGAATTGGAAGTTGACGACCACGAAAAACTCAGTGACGAAGAAAAAGCTGAATACACACTTGGTACCAGAGAACGATGGTTCGTCTTGACTACGAGTAAATCTAAATCTCCAATTCCCGAACACGACGAAGAACTCGTTGTCGAAGAACTCGTGGATGTCCTCGATGAAAACGGACAAATCGTATGGGAAGAGACTGCCAATGCGGTACCCGTGTACACCCTCGTGGACCATGGCAGCTACAAGGCGGCGCTTGTCTCGGCGAAGTTGGTCTAAAGTCCCGAGCGACGCAGTGACTCGTACATAAAAAAAGACCTTATCAAACACCAATTTGATAAGATCCAGACTTTGTCAAGCTTAAAAAAAACTCTCGCTATACTATAAAATGTCTGGTGGTATCGCTCAACTCGTGGCCGTCGGTGCTCAGGATGCGCACCTTGTCGGTCAACCTGAAATCAGCTTTTTCCGCTCAACCTACAAGCGACACACAAACTTCTCCCAAACTGTGGAACGCCAAGTGATCCAGGGGAATGTCTCTAATGGGGGTATGTCCACCATTCGCTTTGAACGCAAGGGGGATCTCCTCAGCTATGTGTACCTTGTCCCCAATGACGGCTCCGCGGCCCAGGGATACAGTGCCGCCGACTGGCGCACAAAGATCGATAAGATCGAACTCCTCGTGGGTGGTCAAGTCATTGATGACCAGGACTCCACCTACTCCACCCTCATCGCCCCCGTGCTCTCCGCCACAAACTCTTCCAAGTCCGTCTCGGGTGACCTTTTCGGTGGTGCCAACACTTCTCGATTCTACCCCCTCCGCTTCGCGTTCTGCGAAAACCTCCAAACCGCCCTTCCCCTCATTGCTCTCCAGTACCACGATGTGGAACTTCGCATTACCTGGGGCTCTGCGGCTGACAATTGTAAGTGGGATGTCTATGCCAACTATGTGTACTTGGATACCGAAGAGCGCGAGTTCTTCGCTTCCAAGCCACAAAACATGATCATCACCCAAGTCCAAAAGGCGACCGCCTCCGCGACCAAGATCCAAGAGCTCAACTTCAATCACCCAGTCAAGTACCTCGCTGCGGGTAAGGCTTCGGCGCTCGAGATCCTCAATGACGACAACAAGCTCAAGCTCCAAATCAACGGGACCGATGTCGCGGACTTCAAGTTTGCGGATCCAAACTTCTCCCACGTCCCACTCTACTTCCACACCACGAATGCGGCCAAGCCAGCGACCCTCAAGACACTCTTTGTGTACCCATTCTGCTTGGATGCCGGTAAGTTGCAACCAACTGGTACCCTCAACTTCTCCCGCCTTGATTCGGCTCGCATCGTGAATGACACCCGGGACTGCGATGATGACATCTACGCGGTCAACTACAACATTCTCCGCATTGAGAACGGTATGGGTGGACTTTTATATTCTAACTAATTAATAAAACACATGTGGAACCTAGTTTTCCTTCTCGCCATCGTTTTTGTATTGACGTACGATCCCAAATCCAGGACACTTGAAAAGTATGTTGGTGTGCCAACTCCACCAACTCAAAAGTCCTGTGAACCTACGCATTACGAAGCCGTGCAGTTTGCCCAGAGTCCCTATGAATGCCCTCCCTCAGGCAGGACACACATGGGTGCTCTTACTTAAAAAGAAGAATCGCGTATAGACTATAATGATTCCAATGGACCGTGAAACCCTTATGATGATCGCCACAATTGTGGCGATTGCCGGTGTTGTCTTCCTATTTAAGGAGATGAACAAGGCTAAACAAGATGTTGAAAATCTTAAGAATTTCTCAGCCCACCTCGTGCATCGTCTCAGTGCACCCGAAGCGAAACCTACACCCGAAGCTGAACCAGAAACTGAAAAGGAAGATGCCGAAGAAAATGTGGAAGAATAAACATATTCAGTTATTATAACTTGCGAATGCGCAATGAAAAAATACAAAGCTATAGCGATACCGGTCAGTTTTGCCGATGAAAAGCCTAAATTCCTCACTGTGAGGGATCGGCGTTTTAAGGATTGGATTTTTGTCACAGGGGGGTGCAGACGGCGGGAGATTTTCAACCCCCTTCGCTGCGCTCTTCGTGAACTCGAGGAAGAGACCCGTGGTGTGGTTGCCCTCAAAAACGGTGAGTATACGGAGTTTAAATTTACAGTCAAAGAGAGTCCAACGGTGGATTTGGAATATAATGTTTTCGTCTTTTTTGTAGACTATACCAAACCACAACAACAAACACTCGTAAAGAAGTTTTATGAAGAAAAACAAAAGACAAATCTTAAGAAGATTAATAAACAACCAATAAAGAAAACTTTTGATGAAAATGACTACATGAGTTTTGATACCCTCGAGGAGTTCAATACCCGCAAGCGATGGAAACTCATCGTGGACAATGTCCTCAGAAATCCAGAGTTTTACTCGTGTGTGAGTTCTCTCAATAGAAAAACATTCTCTATTAAGTAGAATGAAGTCAAAGTCTTACATTTTAATGCAGATTGGAGAGCTCCTCAAATCAAACAGAGGTCTCTGTGAAGAAGAAATAGAGGAATGGATTAAGGAGAATGAGGAAAAGAAAGTCTATGAACTCCTCGTCATCAAGAAAGAACTTTCTGAAAGTAGGGAATATAGAGATGTTTCTGTGATGAGGTGGTTTAGAGGTTAGACGCGATACAAAGGTATGTTTAAAAGGTGGTGCAAAGAACAAAAATTTAATAATGCAACCAATCTATCACATGTGCTCATGGACGGAGGAGTCCTTTCCGTGCCATTTGATAAATTGAACGAGTTCCACGAAAAGTATATTCAGGCTATCAAGGCTGGTGAAGAGCTCTTTGTCGTTGAACAAAAGAGTCCCATATACAACTTCTTTGTGGACATTGACTACAAAGATGAAAAAGCGCTCACGATGAATGAGATTCAAGATATCTGTAAAATCATTTGTGATAAAGTCAAACGACACGGTGGTAAGGAGTGTCTCATTTGTGTATCACCTCCCAAAACAGCTGGTGAATATATAAAAACTGGGATACATCTTAACTGGTGTGGATTTCCAGTAAATCAAGAATCGGCACTGGCACTTCGGGAACACATTCTCGTCGCTTTGTCTAAAGCAAAGGGATCTATAGATTGGAATGAAATCATTGATTCTTCTGTATATGGATCCATACAGAGAAAAACGAAGGGAAGTGGTCTTCGTATGCCGTGGTCTCACAAAATGGCAAAACATATGCCGTGTGGTGGTCAGGGATGTGAAGGGTGTGGTGACAAAGGTAAAATCGTACAAGTCGCATACCTACCCGTATTTATATATAAATGTGGTCCACTGAGTACACTTTTAAAAATTAGTCACGACCCAGACCCAGAAATACTTAAAATGTCTTCTGTGAGAACTAATTCTATAGAATACAATACAGTTGAACCACCATCCTCCGTTATTAAGGAAGGTTCATTTACGAGCACACAGACTAAGGATGAAGTTCACGATGACGAGGTTCGGGGTCTCATTGAGGACTTTGTACAAACACACATGGATGGGCAGAGTGGTGCTACGATTACAAAACTCTTCAAACACAACGAGACATACCTCGTTTCAACAAACTCCAAATATTGTGAAAATCTCAAGAGACCACATAGTTCTAATCACATCTGGTTTCATATTAGTGGGTCTGTGATAGCTCAAAAGTGTTTCTGTCGTTGTGAAACAATTCGGGGTCGGCGTGATGGTTTCTGTAAAGACTTCTACGGTCGCAAACACAATCTTCCACAGAAAGTTATTGAAAAGTTGTATCCCAAAAAGGAAGACTTGAAGAAGTGTCCAGAAATCAAAAAGTTTGAGGAGAAGCCTCAGATTAAACAGAGTGATGTGAAGCCACATCTGGAATCATTCATACAAAGATTTATGGCGTGTCCCGAAGATACAC